GCTAATACTATTGTTCCTGGAGTTGTAGTTGTTGCTTGTGCCATATTTTATTCCTTATACTGAAATTGTTAAGGGATATCCATTACCATTTTTCATGGAAATAGGAACCACTGAAATTGAAAAATTATTAGGTAATGAACCAAAATCAGCAACTTTCATAGCTGAAGTATAATCCCAGGTATTTGTAGTAATTACTCTTTTTGCCTTTAGATTTCCATTTGTATCATAAACACCTATTGCATAACTTGTCCAATCAATGTCATGTAACACTGCAACTGGGTTTAATGAATTAGGAATTCTGATATTTTCTTCCCAAGTAAATTTATGAGTAGTACCACTTACAGTAAATCCTCCATTTTTTGGTTGATATAACTTGTAGTTATTACTTTGAATTCCTACATCAACTGCATCTACATTAGAAATATCTGCACCCATAGTAACTGCTTTAAATTTAAGGGTTTTACCTATATCTTTATCTGATAAATTAATAGCAGTTAAACTGTCTTTCATAACAAAGATTTCATCTGAAGTATGTTGATTAGCAAATTGAGCAGTTCCAGAAAGTCCTCTTCTTAATCTACTTAATGTATAGGTTTTTTCACCAGTTAAAGTAGCTACTCCAAAACAAATTAGTTCTCTGCCAATATAAGCCATATTAGAGCCATTATTAAGTTCTACATCAGTGACAGAAGTTAAAGAGCCAGTTTTTAAAGTAACTGAAATTGAACTTGCTAAATCTAAGGTTCCAAATTGAGAATAACCTGCAAGAGCTGCACTTGCTACACCCCAAGTTGCTTCTGTATTAACTGAGGCAGCAGAAGAATATGTGGTTCCATCATCTTTACTTAAATATATTCTGCCTCCAGTCCATCCAGCATTTCCATACCCATGAACAACTGCATAAATTCTGGCTGTAGAACTTGATTCACCTTCAATATATGGAGGGTCTATAAAGATAGCTCCAGTTTTAGTTGTTACTGAGCCTGTAACTAATGCATCTGGGTTAGTAACTGCATTGTCTGGTAATTGAGGAGGTAGTCCAGCAGCAGCCAAACTGTCTTCAATACCTGCAGCAGTTGCTTCAAATTCCAAGATACCTTCAACACCTTCTCTAATTTTAGTAACTCTAAGGTTGCCAACTTCAGGGTTAAACAAAATATCACCAGGTTCTATATGAATATATTTATAACTTGTATTAAATTTATAAGTGCTCTTCTCTATATGTGCAGCCATTAACAACATTTCAACAGCATCTTTTGCTTTTTGATGACTTAAAGTTATAGGAACATTCAATGAAATATTCTGTCCTTCCACATAAGCTGGTAATTTAGCAATTTGACTAAATGGTTGTTGAGCTGTATCTCCTGAAAAATAAGTAAGGGAAATTGATTTAGGTAAGTCAATTCCTTGCAACCTCTTTGTAGTAATTCTGTCTGGCAAATTATCAATACTTGGCCCAAATCCCATATCTGAAGTAGGAATAGTTGCATCTGCTACATCATTAGAATATCTATGTCTAAATTTCAAAACACCAGAAGATTGAATAATATCAAAATTATAAACTTTAGAAAGCTGATCAATCATGGTTCTTGCTGAAGTATTATTACCTATAGTAAATTCTACAGTTTCATTTGAAAGTTCAGAAACATCATAATTAACTTCTGCAAATAGGCAAAGTGATTCAACCACATCCTTTAATTTAGGAGGTGTATAAGGACCTGTATAAACTGGAGAACCATTAAAACCTCTATTTCTGCCTCCATTAGGGTCAGTTCCATCATCAAATAATTGACTAAGTAATTGATAACCATACCAAGCAATACCTGCTGCTGTAGCAATTAATTTTAACCAATCAAAGATATCTGCATTTTCAACCCATTTTGAAATATAGTCCCAAACTGAATCAACTAAATCTGCAGGTTTATCAGGAGTTGTATTAGGGTCATTAGGGTCAGGAGTATTGACAATTGTTACATTTCCATCTTCATCAACTATAACTGTCATTGTGCATCCACAGTCATCATGTACTGTATAACTTCCTTGTTGAATATCTGTAGGAAGTGGTTTTGTATTAGTTGTTTCAGTTGCTGTAGAAGTTTTAACTGAACTTGATTTTTTATCACATCTAAAACAAGAACTCATAGTGATTCTCCTGTGTAAAAGTCATTTCCTGAATAAATCATTCCTTGTCCAGTAATTTCTACATAATTTTCTTCATAAAAATTATTTTTATTTCTGAATAGATATAATTTATCTGCAATTGCACATACATATTCATGAATTAATAGAGGTTGTCCATTATTATGATTTATAATTGTATGTTCTGGTATTATAATTATTTTTGTTGCCAATTTTAACCAAGGAGCATTTAAACTAAAAGAATAATTTGCATCTTTAACTTTTAACATGGTTGTTTTATCAATATTCATCTTAGTTGTAAAGTCCTCAGAAACAAACCAATATGCATTATCAGAAGTTCTTTCAGAAATTGCAGTACATATTCCCATTGTATTTAAAATAACAACTGCTTCATCTGTTTGTCTATTAATAGCTACAATTTTATCTTTACCTGTATGTACTAATATTTTATCTGCTCTTTCATCAAACATTATCATTTCAGGTGTATAGTCAGTTCTTAGAGCAAGATAAGTATTAGGAACTAAAGTACTTACTTTTAATACATCACCAGTATTCCAATTAGAAATATAAAGATTTCCATTTTTACCATTACACATTTTTCTTCTTGCTAATTGTCTGCCATGAAGAACTGAATACCTACTCCAAATTTTAGTAGTTAAATTATATTTCCACAAATAATCATGTGTGTCAGGTGATTTATTTTCTGCCCATTTATCACATACCCATAAAGCTTCATCTGCATAAACAATTTCTGAATTAGTTTCAAATGTATTAACTCCATCATTTAAAATAATATAACCAATATCTGGAGATAAAGTTAATGAATCAATTTCAATTTCTCTAATTTGTGTTGAACTAATAACATAAACTGAAGTTCCTGAATATGTGAAGTAATTACCACCAATATTAAATGTAGCAATTTCTATTAATTTAGGAATATTATTTAAATATAAGTCTTTATCTATATCCTCAAGTAAATATTCAGATTGAGTTATATCATAAGTATTTGTATAGTTATAATAAGCATAAACTTTAACTGAAGTTGTAGTTAAAACCCAAATATATTTCCCTATTACAATAACATCTTTTAAATTAGGAAGAGTAACTGAATATTCTTTATAAATCTTTTTTCCTTGAGGTATCTGAGCCATTATAAAATTCCTTGTTTAACAACTTCAAAAGAAAATTGAGGTATCCTTCCAGAAACACCTAAATCATAGTCATGTAGGGCAATATAAGCAAGTCCTCTATAAGCAGGAGCATTACTACTTCCTACAGCAGCAGCATAAACAGGGTCAGCAGTTTGTGTCATGGATCCATTATAAAGAGTACCTATCAAATTACCTGAATTAATAATCAGATTACCATCACTCCATACTCTACTAATTCCTAAAATAGGTCCTTGACATATAGCAATTAACATAGAAACAGTATAACCAGGAGGAGAATCAGGAGCTCCCTTCTTAGTATCACCACCTTTGCCAAATCCAGTAAATGCATCTTGATTTTCATATTTAACCTTATCTGCAGCCCATATAATATTTCCAGCAACTCTCTGCTTACCTACAACTAATGGAATACTAACTCCATACTGACTTGTTTGTACTTGTAAATCTGCTAAAGTATCTTGAGCTGTGTCTTTATTATTGCTGCTACTAAATGCAGAACCTAACATCCATCCAATTGCTGCACCACTTCCACCAAACATACTGCCAACAAGAGCACCACCAGCTGGTAATAACATATTAGCCATGACCTGCCTCCTTGTTTGAAGCTGTATGAATAACTGCAACTAATCCTATTCCCACTGTAGAAATAATGTCTGCAATTTGTTGAACTTGTATTTGGTCTATTTCAAACTCATAACCAAAGGCTTTACTAATTTGAAGAATTCCTTGTATAAGAATTATTAACAAAGCAGTAGTATTTGCTCTACTTGTCCATAATGCAGGATTTGCTAATGAATTTCCTTTTTTAAGAGCTTTCATGAACTACCTCCAATATCAACTTGTCTCCTTACTGCAATATTAAGTTGTTTTAATATAGAGTGGAATTTAATAGGTTCTACAGAAACTAAATTTTTATCAAAGTTTTCAAGAAATTGTTTTTCTACTGCATAAAAATAGAAAATACCTCTTTTACCTTGAGTTTGTATTCTTGATAAATTAAAACCAAAATACTTCAAACAACTTGCTAAAACTATATCTGTAGTTGCATATTCTTCAATAATCATGTCTTACTCCTGGAAATGTATATGTAAATTTATGTCTTTCTAAATAATCATCTCTTAACTCTTCTATGATGACTCTTTTATGTTTAAGTGAAGCATGGATAAAGGTATTGTTTCTAAGCATTATTCCAAGATGAGAACAACTTCTGCCATACTGAAAAGCTAATATATCTCCAGCTCTTGGTTTTGCTATTCTCTTACAACCAAATCCCTCCACTATTTCTAACATCTTTTCTCCTTCATTATGTATATGCCATTCTACAGAATAGGGAGCTACATAGAACTTATCAATGAATTTACATTCTTCAGCAACAGACCCAATAAAATATGCACAGTCCACTCCTACTCCTTTTACTGCAGCTTGGTGATGATAAGGAGTTCCATTCCAGGAAAGTGCTGCATTAACAATGTCAGTTGAACGTATAGTCTTCATTTAAAATTTACCTGTGCTTTAATATGAGGAAATCCACCAAAATTAGCTAAATTACCAAATTTGCCTCTACATGTAGCTAAAGTTAAATCACAACCTGCATATATGTCAAATGTGTCTCCTATTTCTAATGAATAAGGAGAAGGAATTGATAAAGTTAATTCTCCACTTGCATGTGTTTTGATATAAAGTGTAGCTCCAGCAGCAGGTCCTGAAGTCATTAACATAGTTCCAGAAGAAAAGAAACCAGCAGGATTACTTAAACCTGTTACTCCATAACTATATTTGTTTTTAATAACAGAAGAAATAGTTCCATGAAAGGTAAAGTTTGCCTTATTAACACCACAATAACCAACACATCCTTTCTTAGAAGTTCCATATAAATCATGTCTGCAATTAGCTGTTACTATAGGTCCTATCAATCTTTCCAGATCTTTTAAAGAACTTACAATGTCAGCTTGAAATCCTGATTCAGACCATGTTAAAGCTCCTAATTTACCAGAATAAGCAGGAAACTTTCCATAAGAAGGATTTTTCCAGCTAACCCAATATAATTCTACTTCTGCATTGTCAAATTTACCAGCAATTAAATCTGATTCTGGAACATCTACCCAAGCTGAGCCAAATTCCTGATTACTTACTGAAGTGCCTAATGAATTATTCATCTTAATTTTCTGCAAACCAGGAGCAGGTAAATAAGTAACTCCATCAACAACTAATGTTTTATTATGGTCAGTAAATCCATGAACAATTCCAGAATTTAAAGTAATTTTTAAGCAATTAGCTATAGTTCCATTTAAAATTTCTGCTTTTAATTCATTACTTATAGTTTTCATTCAAATACCTCAATTAAGGAAATATCACCCATAGTTTCTACTAAAGCATTATTAGAGGTATCAAAAGCTTCTAAAATTGAATCAATAGAAGCCTGATTTAACCTAACATGGTAATAAGCTTTTTCTTTAGGACAGAAGAAATTAAATGAATCAAGTTGCATATTTCTGGCTAATAGAAAGTCATAAATTGCATTTAAATCTGCAGTTGTCATAGCTCTTGGTTGCCATACCCATTCTCTTCTTGGTGCATCCTGTTTATTAATCCTAAATTCAGAAGAGCCATTACTAACTATCTGAGTAGGCCAATGAATTTTTCTCTTTAATCCATGAAGAAGTTTAGGATTTGGAAATAATTGATTTACATATGCCATTTGTTAAACTCCTAAATTATAAGTTCTATTTGTCTGAGTAAGCATTTCAGCAATTTCTCTCTTCCTACCAGAAAGTACTCTCATTACATCAGCTCCATCCATTGCAGTTATATTAATAGAAACAGAATTACTACCTCCTAAATTCTCATTAGGAATTATAGTTCCAGCAGATTTAGGACTAAATAACTCAGGACCTTTTTCACCTACTACATAAAATTTGTTAGGATTTACATCTCCACCTTCAGCAAAAAATCCACCAAAGAAATCACCAATTCCTGACCAGAAACCACCTCCAGAACCCATACCACCTGAAGGAGCACTTGTTCCACCTGCTGAAGTAGACCCACCAAATATTCCACTAAATATTCCACCTAAAGCTCCAGTTGATTTAGGAGTTTTACCAGAAGGAGTTTCAGCAATGTCTCCAAATAACATCATCTGTAATTTAGCAGCAATCATATCTGCAACCATTCTATCAATAATTCTTTTAGTCATATCTCCCAAATCTTGCCAATTACCTTGCATACCTTCAAAGATATAATCACTAAACATTCCTTCAAAAGCTCCAGTTGCATTCTTAATAGCACTGTCCATCTTCTCTATTTGATCTACTGCATATTCTGAATCAAGATTTCTCATTTGGTCATTCAGATTTTTCATCTTCTCATTGTACTGAGCTAAAGTTATGTCACCTTTCTGAAGAGCTTGATTTAACATATCCTGATCTTTAATCAACTCTTTTCTTGTTTCTACATCTGACTGAATTAGGTCATAATATCTCCTATTAGATTCAGTCTGATTTTTCCATAATTCTTGCTGCTTTCTTAAATTCTTTTCTGAAGCTCCTATATATTCTTCTTCAGTAATCATTCCCTTCTGCTTCCATTCAACTAGTAATTCTGACTCTTTAGCTAAATCATTATGGGCATCTCTATTTTTCAGAATAGTTTCTGTATAAATTTCAGTCTTTTGATTAAGTTCTGCAATAGCTTCAGCATTCTTTTTATATGCTTCTAAAGTTTCACCACTTAATAATCTGGCTACTTCTTCATTTAAGGTTTTCATTTCTTCTTGTTTCAAATTTGCATCTGAAATTTTATCAATTCTTCTCTGTTCTGTTAATTCCCAATTATGA